AAGAACTAAGGATAGCCCCTCGCTTATGCGGGGGGTTTTCTTTTGTTCAAAATAGCCTTGTCTAGAATAAGATAATGTTTCTGGTATGAACAAACTAGAAATTGTCCAGAGTGCATACCACGCCAACCGCGCCGGAGAATCCTTTGTCGTTGCTATCGTTGATGACGCGGAGAACGATGACACCAAACTGGTAATTATGTTTGAGGATGATGGATACACTGCGGTTTTATCTTTAGATCAACTTATTGACGAGGAAGATATCTCGGAAAAAACTAATAACTGGGATCCAATTAAATACGAAGAACGCCTTCGTACAGCTCTCTGGGACGACGAAGACGATTCATACGATTTCGAGTATTAAGCTATGACAACTATTGCTGCTATTCAAGGCGATGGCTGGTCAGTTATTGGTTATGACTCTCGCTTATCCCGCGGTGATTCCGGCGGTCGCATCTACACACTACCTAAAGGTAATGGAAAAGTTGTAAAAAGGGATAGATACTTAATTGGTGCAGCTGGTGATTTAAGAGCAATTAACTTAGTTTCCGATGTAATTAAGCTGCCAGATCCAGGAGAGCTCACCGGAGCTAAGCTGGATAAATTTTTTACCTCGACAGTTGTTCCAACTATCCGGAGCTGCTTCGAGGCTGCGGGATACGGAAAAGATGGAGCTCAGGAATCTCAACTTATAATTTCTATAGCTGGTCAGCTCTTTGAGCTCGGTGAAGGTTATGAGTGGAGTAAAGATACAAGTGGGCTCTACGGAATTGGTAGCGGCGGAGATTACGCAATGGGGTCGCTACATTCAATCGTCGAAAAGAACTGCTCGATTGAGGAAGCTAAGGAGCACATTAAGACTGCACTTGCGGTTGCCATAAGTTTAGATCCATCTTCAGGTGGACCTATTAACATAGTTACGCAGGAAAATACTTAGCGCATAAGAAAACCCCCACACCTTGCGGTGCAGGGGTTTCTATTTGGCTATTAGATTTCTTCGTTACACTTTACGCAGAACACTTCAAGCCCGTAAGCCTCAAGACGTTCCTCGGTATTCCATTGTTCGCTAAATACCGGTTGAGGACGGTCACCGTCAGAGTTTGCGGAAGTTCTACACCCGCACTCTACGCAGATAAAGTCACCGTTGAATGTGTAGGCGCGTATGTCCCACAGTTTTGACACAGCGTATAACTGTGCGTATGTGCTTGGTGCTAGTGGCATAATGTCCACGGTAGCTTCCCTTCTATCAGTTGCTCCCTGCAACTTGATAAACCTACCTTAACACACTTATCTGACAAATACAAGTTACTTACTCGCCTTTGGCTTTTTGGATTACTTTCATACAACGCTGACACTCAAAGTCTGCGCCGTTTCCTTCAGTAGCAAATACTCGGTAGCGTGAGCTACACCTTGCTTGAACGCTATCTTCTTTGGCTAGGTGTAGCCAGTTTGTGCTGGAATCCTGTACGAAACTAAAACCTAGCTCCCGTGCTATGGCTTTTGTGTAGTGAAGCACTTTGTTCTCCTTTTTAGTTGCTCCCTTAGCAACTTGATAAATCTATCATAACACATCTATCTGATAGATGCAAGTAGACTTGACAAAGTTGATAGGTTAAGTTATTATAGAAACATAGAACAAAGGGAGGTGCAAGATGGCAAGAAACACTATCTCAATAAGTTTCGACACGGAAACTAATCTAGCTGAGGCTGAAGCGGAAGCAATCCTTCAGTATTTAGAGTTCCGCTTAAAAGAAGTTAAGGGTAGCGGAGCTAAGGTAACTAATGTAACTGGTTACTGGACTACACCGTGGTCACCACCAAGCAAGTAAATACTGAAAGCTAGGCGGGGGATAAAACCCCCGCTTTTCTTTTGCCCGGCTCGAGCTGGTTGGAGGTAAAAAAAGTATCAGCTACTCGGGCGCGGCGCATTGACTTTCCTGGAAGAGCTGGTAAGCTTATGCCATGGGAAACTTTGTATCTTTATTTGCCGGAGTTGGCGGCTTTGATCTCGGTCTTGAAGCTGGTGGACACACTTGTGTTGGTCAGGTTGAGATTGACAAGAAGTGCCTCGCCGTATTGGAAAAGCATTGGCCAGATGTGCCGAAGCATAGTGATGTAGTAACAGCAAAGGAATGGGCTGATGAGCAAAACCTCGTTGGAAAAATTGACATTGTCTGCGGAGGATTTCCGTGCCAAGACGTTAGCGTTGCAGGAAAAAGGGCTGGGTTGGCTGGTGCCAGGACTGGACTCTTCTTTGATGCACTCTCTTTCGCGACGCATGTCAAAGCAACAACTCTCATCCTGGAGAATGTCCCAGGACTTTTATCAAGCAACAACGGACGCGATTTCGGAGTCGTCCTCACTAGCTTGGCCGACGCAGGGTATAGCGACATCCAATGGCGTGTTCTTGATTCGCAGTTCTTCGGAGTCCCCCAACGACGCCGTCGAGTCTTCATTGTCGCAAGTCTTGGAAACGGAAGTTTCCCCGAAATACTCATTGAGCGCGAAAGCAGCCGAGGGGATCATCCGGCGGGCGGAGCGACGCGGGAAAACATTACCGGAACCACTAAAGAAAGCACTTCAGTCAGTGGTGGAATCCTCGGTAGCGAGCTGATTGGAACTCTCCAGGCGCGGGACTACAAGGGTGTTGGAAATCAGTACGTCCAGGAAAACAAGCTGGTAGTTGAAACCAGCTAGTGGAGGTAAAAATTCTATGCCAAGCTGGTATGTGAAAACGATTCGCAGCGGAGCTCGAGCTGCGGATGGCTCTCTTCCGGCTGATGTTTGGACTGAAGGAGTCGTTCACCCAACATTAAATGTGTTTGATGTTGGAGATACACGAGCTGTAGTAATAGTTGTTGAGGATGAAATGCCAGCTTACCCAATTCAAGGAACAGTCATTGGTCGCAAAGATACTGCCGGACCACAAGGAAAAGGTCATGGCGAGGCAGATGATCCAATGTACACGCTTGACACAACAGGAGGTCACGCTGTGGCTATGACAGAAGATGACGACACAATCGTGTTCCACCCACACAGAACAGATGGATTCCGTATCCAGGGTGACACAGTTAATACGCTTACGGCTTTTATGGGTACGGGAGGACTGAACACACCAATGGTTTCTACAAGTAAGGTTCGCCGCCTCACACCAGTTGAGTGCGAGAGGCTGCAGGGATTCCCTGATGGCTGGACTGCGGTAGACGAAAAGACAGCTGACTCACACCGGTACAAGCAGATGGGCAATGCGGTAACAGTCAATGTCTTAACTTGGGTTGGTTCGCGAATTGACTGAGGTATTCCCAACAATTATTGCTGGGCTATCTCATAGAGGCGGAACAACTCAGGACGCTTACGTCTTTGCGTTAATAAATTTTCTTGGCCAGGTTCGTAGAGTAACTCCGCCGGAATGCGAAGTGTTACAAGGATTTCCGAAGGGTTGGACTGAACAGCATTCAGACACAACTCGGTATCATCAGATTGGTAATGCGGTAACAGTAAACGTAAGCAGCTGGATTGGGTCGCGGCTTTGATTAGAATTTTTTACCCTGAAGGTGTGATCGGAACTATTACTACAGCTTTCGGTGCAAAGAACTATTCAAATCACCAGGAGCTGATGGAAGGAAGTGTTGTGGTTTACGAAGCTGAGCTAGAGCTGACAGCTCTGCCGATCCAGGATGGGAGAGCTATGGTAAAAAAACAAAACGGAATTGGCCTGGGAGCAGCTGGCGATCCCAGCTACACGCTCGATTCTGTTGGTGGACAGTCAGTAGCTACCTGGTGGGATGGCGGACAAATTAGTCAAACGCTTGACGCTGTACTTGCTAAAGGTCAGACTATGCCAGACAAGAACAGGTTTCCTGCGGTGATTCAAGAAAGCCGCGTTAGAAGATTAACGCCTCGAGAGTGTGAGCGACTTCAAGGATTCCCGGACGATTGGACTGACTGCGGCTCTGATTCAGCTCGCTACAAGCAAATGGGTAATGCGGTTACTACCAACGTAGTTGCTTGGGTAGGCAAAAGAATACCCCCCGTCTAGTGACGAGGGGTTCTTTTGGTTTTGATTAGACAGGCATTGCGGAAATCGCGTAAGTGTCTAAACGATCACGGAAGTCTTTCCCGTGTATTTGGTAACCAATCTCGATGCCTTGGTCAATAATAATGTTTGACGTTTCCTCATCTAGATGGTTGATGTTGCTCTCAACAAGAACATCTACTTCACCGTTGTTTCCAACGAAAGATACTTTGTAAGTATTCACGGCTGGGGGTTTCTCCTTTCTTCCAGTTAATGAAATCTTACAATACTTCTATGACAAAAGCAAGTCGGGTTTATAACGATTTGGTAACGAAACATAATCCTTGCGGTTATTATCTTTTTAGGCCCGATTTGACAATGGCAGCCTCCCGTGTTACCCTTAAAGTAATCCTTAAGAAAGGGGAGAACATAATGACAAAAAACGCAAATACGAAAACTAAACAAACAACTGGTGGCATTGAAGCTCCTGATTACTCCTGGGCTATCGAGGACATTCCATTATGGAGTAACGTTCTTGACGGGCTTTGGGTAGGCGGAACAGATGACAACGACACGCTAGGTGATTACCGCGCTTGGAGTGGTGGTCAAGCTTTTATTACTCCAGAATTCTTTGACACGGTAGTGACTATGTACCAATACGCCAACCCTGTGGATTGGTTAGTAAAAGAGTACCGCTACTGCATCTATGATTCAGATGTAAACCACTTCGATTGGGCTGAACTATTTGCTACGGCTAAATTCGCTCACACAGAGTGGCAGAGTGGAAAGCGTGTGCTAATACGTTGCCAAGCAGGACTCAACCGTTCCGGACTTGTTACGGCTCTTGTGCTGATCCGTGAGGGTTATTCACCTGAAGAAGCAATCTCAATGATCCGAGAGAGGCGAAGCCCTGACGCTCTGTTTAACCGACAGTTCGTAGAGTTCCTTAAAACGATTGACGTTGAGATGTGGCGCGGAGATGTCTTTGTAGACACCAGCGTGTCGGACATTGACATTAACTAAGAAAGTGTGATACCTTTAGAAAGTCGCAAGGGCGACAAAGCAAAAGGAGAAACAATGAACCTCACAAAGCGTGGAGTTATAGTACGAAACATTTCTATCTTTCTACTAGTTCTTGTAGCGTTTGTAGTGGCTGAAAGAGTTACCACACCAGATGCTTGCAAGGTAGACGTTAATCAAATGTCCCAAGGTTGCAAGGACTTGCTCTACCCATAAGGGTAGGGCTTGTCCTATTTACAGAGGAGAAACAATGAACAACAAATGCTTAAGTTGCGAAGGACAGATAGTCAGAAACAACAGATGCGAGGACTGCTTACAGCAGATTGAAAACTGCAAATACTGCCAAGATAGTAAAGGCACAATGCACCCAAACCACTTTGCCAGTTTAAGGTGCGAAAGCGGTAAGCGAAACCACTGCACTTGCGATACTTGTTTCTAGGAGAAAAATGAATAACACTAACATTGTTTGGACAGCTGTCCTTTCAGCTGTCTGCGGTATTGGCTGCATAGCAGCTGCACTTGCACACAACACAGACCTGGTGATTGCCTTTGGTCTTGTTTCAGTTTCAGCTGCTCTTCTGGCCGGGCGCGAGCTCTAAGGTAAAAAATTACTGAACTAGGCTGCTGATCCCTAAATTATAATTAGATTCAACAGGTCTTAGAAGAAACAGGTAAACAACTATGCCAGAAGAATCCACTCCTACGGAAGAACTAATTGAAGTTGCAGAAGTCGTAGAAGAGCTAGAAGCTGAGCCGGAAGCAGCTGTCCAGGTTGAAGAGGCTGCGGCTGAAGAAGAAATTGCAGCAGTTGTGCCGGCTGTTGTAGCTGCCCCGCGAGGTAAAAAATCTAAAGCTGCATCGGAAGCTGCGGTAGAAGTTGAAGCAGCTGAGCTGCAAGAAGTTGTTGAAGTTGTAGTACCAACGCCACCAGCTGCACCAGCTGCGGTAGCTCCAGCTGCATCACGCGGAGGAATGTCGATCTCAATTCGCAACAGGCGATAACAACTTTACGGATTAGCATCCAGCTACTGCGCGATAAACTTGCAGGGCTGGGTGCTATTTCTTTAGTGCCGGTGTGATCAATGGAAGGACGACACCCATGACAGCAATCAATAAACTGCGACAGGTTAGCCTACGCATTATTGCGGTATTCGCCGCTTCAGGACTTTCAGTCATTGGCGCGGGTGCTCTTGCTGGAGTAGAACTCTGGCAAGCGGTGTTTATGGCAGGTGTAAGCGGAGTAGCTACGGTAGTCGAAGGACTATCCCGTGCCTACCTCAAAGACGGAAACTTATCAATGGAAGAGATTGATGAAGTATTCGTTGCCGTAGACAAGAAGACTGCTCAAGCCACAGGCAAGTAACCACGCAAACAAGTACGCCCCTTACCTTGCGGTAGGGGGCGTATTTTGCTTGTCTAGGATTATGCGGTAAAGGCTACTTCGTAACCCTTCTCCAACTTTGCCCACTTCTTCTCGCTGGCAAACTTGTCTGCGTGGTATGCACTAACAAAACGCTTGACCTGTGTCTGTCTTGCGGATACTTCAGCCTTGCCCCAAGATACGGTAACAACGTTTCCATTTACGGTGATCTCGTAAACCTTCTTCTTGCCTTCTTGTCCACGCTCACCCTGTGACTTACTTACTAGAACTATCTTCTTCACTTGAGTTTCTCCTTTACTCATTTACCGCTCCCTTGCGGTATGTGTCTAGTTAATCATCACTATAAAGACTTGTCAAGTCTATTTGATAACAAGTTGATAACAAGAGAAACCCCCCTGCCATACGGCAGAGGGGCTATCTATGTAACAACAATAATTGTTTAGCAGTGGCAGTATTCGCTGGAGCAACAAGGAGCGGTGTCCTCAATGCTTACGGTATTCTCGTATCCACACTGCTGGCAATCAACTTCAATGTCGTTACCCATTGAACTGAATGAACTTGTTTCTATGTCTGTATTACGGTGTGCACATTCGCTGCACTCAAAGCTTACGGTGTAGTCGTAACTCTCTGGGTAGTCGTAGTATCCCATTTGCTTTCTCCCTTTCCTTTACGGTATCTCCAGTATTGCACCTATGTTAGGTGTTGTCAAGTGTGAGTGCTTACGGTGTGTCAAAAAGAGAACCCCCTAACCTAATGGCTAAGGGGCTAACTCTTGTTGGACTTAGATAGTTGTCTCGCCTAACTTGTTTCCATAGATAGCAGAGTAGAACTCTAACTTCATAGGCAACTCTGCTTCGACTGACAGAACCTCTACGCCCTGAATTATTTCTCGTGCTTCTTTCTGTGCTTGTGCTTCGTCACTAGCTTGCACACGACATAGATCGCCATCTATGAACTTGACCTTGTAGTAAGTCACTTGCTTCTCCCTTAGTAGAACTCCACACAACTCTGTGTGTTGCCTCTAGTATTACACACACTATGCCTCTTGTCAAGCAAATACACACCTACTAACTTCTCAAACATAATAAGAATCTCAAACACAAGAGCAGCTCATAGACAAGCAAAGTTAATAAATCTTTTTTGCATCACATCAGCTGCCTTGCGATGCGCAGCACGGAAGCTGGATGAGAGCGGCCAACCCGGAAACGATTGCAGCGAAGGCCCACATATAGCGCAGCCGTCTCACGGGCCAAAT